CGAGCAGTGCTCTTGCCGATGAAATTCAGCAGTTTGCGTTTGCCCTTAACGGCTTCTTGGCGAACCAAGGAGTGAATCCGACCTTCGCCTTGCTGCACAAGGTGCTGCCAGTTTTGATCGAACTGGTCGGTATAGTGTTGGGGGATAGTAGTATCCGGCATTGGAGTGAGTTGGTTAGAATTAACGTGTTCACTCTCGGGAAAAAAATAGCCCGAGAGCATTCAATACTCTCGGGCCTGGGCAATTTGCGGTGATCTACTACAAGGTAGGCCTGCTCGGGTGATCCGGTCTGTGGGATTCAATTAGCACGATTTCGCACATGGGGTCAACAGAAAACCCCTGGCCGACTTTGTGTAATCGACCAGGGGCGAGACAGGCGTGACCATTGCCGTCTAATTGCGTCAGGCTGAATAAGCCCTAAATGATACTGAGTGTCAATGCATTAGCTCATTCCCATCCAGGTGCGAACCTTGTCCACAGTGGATTCGTCGCCTGCCCAGTATTTTTTGTATTCTGGGTTGGCTTCGTTGTTGATGATGTCGTTAGCCTTAGCCTTGAAAGATGCGTTGCTGCCATCGTCGCCTTGGACAAGTTGGTCTTCGCGCATGCCGGTGCCTGCTTTTTCCAGCATCATCAGCACCTCTGCGTTGGCAAAGATCGGGTTACTCTGCAAGGCCTCACTGTCATAGCCAAACGTCATGGCTGCACGCCGAGCTATTTCCAACTTCTCGCTGAAGTCATTGCCACTGCCCCAGGATTTCTCCAATGTCTTTTTGTTTTCGGCTAAGTGGTTGGATGTAATCTCCTGAGCTTCGGTCTCATTGCTCTCTGCCATAGCATTCATGCGCTCCATGTCATAGGTGGCCAAGCGTGCTACTTGCTGCGGAGTGAGTCCAATTTCGTGCGCTAGATTGGTAAACTGTTTTGCGTCGTCCTCAGAGAACTTGATAGACTCGTGCAATCCTTCAGGCGCATTAAAGTTGTAGCCTTCAGGAGTTTCTGGTCTGCCTAGCTTAGTAAAGAATGCGTCCCACTCTTCTTTCGGTGCGTCCTGGGCAGGCATGACCATTGCCTCGGCCTTAGATCCAAGAAGGGTTTGCAGGCTATGCGTGTGTTCCAAAGCGTGTATAGGGTTTTTGTATTTCCCGTAATGCTTAGAGTTTTCCTTGAACTTGTCGCGCTGCGCTTCTGGCAACCGGTCGATCCAATCCGGCACAAAGTTGCCTTCATTATCCAATAGCGAACCAAACGCAAAGTCTCCACCCTTGCTGCTTGCTTGACTGTTGCTTGACTGTTGGCCTTCGCCTTCCTGTGACTGACCGTCGTTACCCTGGCCGAAGATAGTCGAGTCCTGGCCTTCGCCAGTGCCTCCACCACCGTCGCCCCCGTCACCACCTTCTTCGTTACGAAGGAATGAGTTAAACAAATGTTTGTATAGCATGTGTCTGAATTTCTATAGGTTGAAGTTACTTAGGCGTCCCAATCCATTGACTCGTCTAGCTCGACGTTGGTTTCAGGCTTTTCTGTCATGTGGGTTTTGCGACGTGTGAACGTGGCGTCTTTGTATCCGTTGAACTCTTCGACACCGGTTTCCTTGTTCAGCTCGAACACTGGCACCTGGCCTTCCCCTTTGTATCCGTATTTCTCTGCCCACTTTTCTGGCCGGTTTTTCTTTAGCCACTCTACGTATGCTGGAGTCTTGTCCCCGAACTTAGGGTTCTTCTTTGGCACCGGTTGCCCGATCTTCTCGCCAAATTCCACATCGTCGCGCCAATCCTTTTTGTATGCGATGGCTTCCTCCTGGGCTTCCTTCTCTACGCCTTTCATGTCAGCAGCGACCTGCTCCTCGGGCGTCAGCTTTGGACGTTCTGTGATCTCTGCCGCAGGCTCCTGCTCCGGCTTCGCATCTAATTCGTTATACCATCGGGTCACTGCCGATACGTATTTCTTAGATTCTGGCTTCAGCTTGATGTTGCCATCTTTATCGACTAGGCCAATGACTTCACCTTCACGGTGCAGCTTGCCCTTGTCGTCGATCATATACTTCTGGTTAGTCTCCATAGTCTTAGTTGTTTAGTGGTTGTGTTGCGTTGTTGTATTCTAGTTCTAAAAGTATTTGCAGGTAGTGTATGGCCTTTTCGATGTCCTGGCGTCCGTTCTTGTTGCGGTGACGGCAGACGTATTTGATCGCGTTAGCCTCGCAGAAGTTGAGGCCATTAACTTGGCAGAAATGGGTTGGTTGTATATTGAGGTCTTTATAGTGACTCCCGCCTATTTGCTGTTTTAGTGCGTCCATTTTATTCCATGTCTGAGTCCATAATCTTTTGCCCTACAGCAGACTTTTGCAGGATGCCATTGATGACCTGCCGTTGACCGATCCATTCGTTCAAGTTGGCAGGCGGCGTGATGGTCTTAATGTGTCCACTGTGGTGTTCGACCGTGTCTTTAGCTGGGCCTGCGCTTTCCCACCCGATATCACGTTTCAGAGATTCTATGAATGCCTTGCCGTCTTTTGACTTTAGCAGGCGACAATACAGGCGTGACTCTACACGATCCTGCTTGGACATCTTCTGCACAATCTGGTCTATGCTAATGTCCATCAGTCTTGGATCCTTTCGCTAAGGTGGGAATAGGTAGCTACGCCATTGGCGTATGTGAAGGCAATGGCGCCGAGCTTGATCACGGGCTTGTCGTCCAGGTAGATCACGGTCAGCTCCTGGCCGTCGTGCTCGGCACTGACTTCACGTTTGCAGATGCACCGGTAACTTATGGCCTGGATCAATTCATCCATATCCAGCTCTTCATCTTCTTCCAGCTCCTTAAGCATCTCGCGCCCGACGGCTTGCATAATGGCTTCCTCGGTCTTGCGCGTAACGAACTGAGTCACTGCCAGGATGCGGCTGCTGACTGTGTGTTCAATGTTGTCTTCTTCCTCAGAGGGAATGTCCTGCTGGTTATCGGGCATGTTGTGTCGGGGTTGTTGTGTTTGGTGGTTATCCACCTAAAGCCTGCGCTACTCCTTGCATTTGCTCGGGGCTGACTGCGCCAATAGCTTGCGCTCCATCTTTGAGAGCTTGCATCTCTGCCTGCTGTGCCTGCATTGCTTGCTCTTGCTGGATCGCGTTTTGGTATTCTTCTGATGTGGATAGCCACTCTTCTCTGACGCCGAAGTTGCGTGCTACTCCTACACCGGCCACATGAGGTTTGAATATGTGACGCACTGATGGATCCACTGCCATAAGAGGTTGGATTGCCTCCAGGGTGTTCATGAGTCCGTTGCTTTGCAGGCTGCGGATTGCTAGCGCAATGCGGCTGGTAAAGGAAATGCTTGGTGGTCTGACGTGAGGCCCGAGCCTATCTTCTGCTAACACATCGGGAGGAGGTTCTGGGAAACGTCCCTGCTTCATGTAGATAGAGAAGACACGTTGCAGCAATGGTTGTAGCCACTCTTCCTGCATGCGAATAAATGTCGGCGAAAACAGCACGAGCTTCTCGCTTGCGCGTTCCGCCACTTCTCTCGCAGTCATCTGCTTGTCCAGTTGGCTGAACATCTTGAACAGGTCATAGTGATAGGCGTCTTTGATCTCTTGCTCACGACGCTGTAAGCGTTCGATGCCAGGCTCGTATTTGCCTTCATAGCCCCAGGTCTCGGGCTTGGCATTTTGGAAAGGATTGTAGACTGTGACACCACCAGGCCCGAGTGCTACGTCATTCGCCATGTTCGCCGGGATAAGCATGCGCGGGTAGAGAGCTACCTCTGCCATAGTGTCCATCATCTTCTCGAGGAAGTTGAGTTGGCGCGCTGCTGGCAATGCTTGCCACCCCGGACACCAGCCGTATGCGTCAGTCCCCCATTTGAGGTATCTACTGCAAAAGAATGGGTGTTCGTCGTATCCGCTTTCTCGTAGCTCCCACTTTTCGTCGGGCATGAAATACGTAGACTCGAATGGCTTTTCTACGGCCTGGAATGAGGAGTAGTCTCGATTGTTGCGAGGCTTAACGCACTGGCACACTTTAAATTTGCGGGTGTAGCGTTCGTCCGGTTTGCCATACGCTTTGCGAGATTCTGGTGACAGCTTGTCTTCGCCGAACTTACCGGCAATCTGGTCGGCGGTCATGTCGCGCTCCCAATACATGGTATCCACCATGCCTTCTGCATTTTCAGCAACGCAGTAGCTGCCTGCTTGCGGCACCGCAAAGAATAGGCCTGACTTGTTGTTAATGCTCTCTTCGCAGAATATGGTGCCAATACCGAAGCCTCCTCGGTCTAGGCATGCTTCATGTGCGCGTGTGTAGAAAGATGAAGTCGCCAGACCTTCTGCCATGATCTCTCCTGCGCTCGCATACCATCTCCGGCTAGCGTCGTTATCCATGTCTCGTGGAGGCTCTGCGGTGAACCACCTTTCCGAGAATGGCATAGCGTAAGTCAACTGCCCGTGCGCCAGGGTCTGGTTGGCCTGCACAGCAGTTGTGTTGTAAAGCCGAGACTCTACCTCGCCATTTGGCGCATTAGTTTTTTGGGTGATGTATGCCTTACGTGGGCATGCCACCTCTGCGATCTCCTGGATAAATGAATCCCAGGATCCTCGTTCAGATTGGAGGGCCGAGTATACTCGGCAGAGCTTTTCAATATCCGCCATTAGAAAACATGGTAGACCCTGAGCCTAGCTTAGTGTTGCCTGCGCCTTCATTGAACATGGTATTACGGCCAGGATTCTTAGTAGCTGCATAGCCTCTGCGCTTCTTTTCTTTTTTGCGCTGCGAAGTTGCTGCGCCTGCTTGGTCTTGCAATGACTCCCGCACCCGGGGAGCAGGATCTTGCATTTTAGGCGTCTTAGGTTTGCTGAGTCCCATGATAAATTTTCTGTTTGAGAGTGTCGTAACTGTAGATGCGCGGAGCTTTGCCTCTGCGCGAGAACGCTACCCACTTAACTGGCTGGTGTGGGAAAGTAAAGAACTCTTTTATGTCGCCAACTGCTAAATACATGTAGATGCAATCTAAGTTTCCTGGCGGGTTGTGGTCTGGGTCAGCCATGTCATCCAGGCTCCAATTACGCGAAACGTAACGACATAGGATAAAGCATCTGTCATTTGACAATACGTAGCCGTGCAACATGTGTGACTCCAAGTCCTGCAAAAACGTGCGGTCGCATTCCATTATCTGGTATTGCTGCGCTGCCTTTTCCGCAGGTGTCATATGCCTAGGTCGCCAAAGTTTGAGTCGTATATCTCGTCGAGTATCTCCTGAGTGTGCTCGGGCAGATAGTCTGGGTCAGGTTGCTGCGCGAACTCTGCAACCAGGTGCTCCACTCTGTGCTGCGGTATCGGCCCTAGCCTAGCCAAGAACTCGTCGCTGATGGCATTGATCAAGCCGTGGCTAATTACCGTGCCTTCAGGTAGATCGCATATCTTAATGAGAAACGGGTCGTCCATTTGATTGTGATCATATCCTGATAAATAGAAATCGACAAGAGAAGGGTGGGTGAATGACGGAGGAAAAAACACCAAACCCCCGACCTCGCATTACTGGTAGAGGCACCCACCCTTCAAGATTATCGACGAACTCTGATTTTGCTTTTGCCGTAGCTAGTCACATTGCTACCAGAGATTTGTATCGGCTTGTCTGAGGCAGGATGATCTTCAAACTCGCTAGCGTCTGCAACAGTAACCGTGCGCCTGACCTTGCGTTTTCCTTTTTTTGATGGGTATGTGTGTGAAAGATTTGGCTCAATGATGCCTGCCCACTCTGCTTCTGCAATGTATCCAAACGCATCTGAGTCGTGACATGCCCAGTTGTTTACGATCCTGGATGTAATGGTAGCAGATTCTTTCTCCTCCTTGGCTTGGTAGCTCTCGAGAGAATCGCGCAGGTCTACGGTCTTGTCCTTGTTAAAATAGATGTTGGCGAACATCTCGCGCATCCTGTTAATCCTGCGCCACACGTCATCGGTGCGCGGTATGATGGCTATGTTCTTCAGGCCTGCGGTGTATAGCTCTTGAGAAAAAGACATGCCTCCCGGTCTGGTCTGATTAGCATCATGTGGCAAACAGTGCGTGCCATAGTTATAACCCTTAGCCAACATGTGGGCAACACGGTCACCGGTCTCCAGGTCTAGCCCGGTGTCGTGGTCAATGATTCGTATCGTGGGGCCGACCATCTGGAAGTAAATGACTCGAGTGTTCCAGGGCGATCCTAAGTCCCACACAGTGTGGACTAGCGCACCCTTGTCGCGCTCGAAGTTCATCACACGGCCTGCGGCTTCTGCTTCTGCCACTTGCTTGGCGTAAATGGCACCGACGATGCCGACCGTGGGATCATTCTCATACTCTTGCCGGTATGCCTCTTCGGTCATCATCGGGTCTGTGCGGATCTCGTTCAGCTCTTGGTCATCCAGGATGCCTGACTCGCTTGCCTTCAGGTTCATCGTGAACCAGGAGTCTATTTGCTTGCCTTCACTGTATCGCTTCCATTGTCCCTTCTTGCCCTTCACGGTGCCGATCCAGATGCACCATCCTTTGTAGTCGGTCAGGCAGGGACGTATGACCTCGCGCCAGGCTACAGGGTCGATGTCCTCTGGCTCGTCGATGATGATGCCGTCGAAGTAAAGACCCCGCATGCGCTCGTAGCTCTCGCCCGAGTATAGCCGCATGGTCGTCTTGTCTGGCAGCGTTACCTTCAGCTCTGACTCGTTGGTCTGCACCCCGGGTATGTTTGCCGTAAAATCTTTAAGATAATTCCAGGCGATGTCCTTGGCCTGGGCTTGGGTAGGCGCGATGTATGCGTATCGCTTGGGTGGCCCTGGCCGGTTGTGGCTTATGGCTCTCTTTAACAGCTTCTGAAGGCTTGAGTAGGTTTTGCCACCACGTCGGTGGACAATGAGACAGCACCACCTCTTGGTGGTCTCCATGAAATCCTTGAACTGCTTGCGCGGAAACAGGCTAATTTTAACCGCATCAGACATATCCACCGATCCTGATCTCGAGAGGCTGACCATCTCCGCTTTGTGCTGTAATGTCTGCTGATATCGGGAACATACGCAGGTGGCGACCGATCATCTCCAGTGCTCGCAGTTTGTCAGTGAACTTGATTTTTTTAGTGTAGCCTACCATCTCCCGGTCTTCCCCTTTGCCCTCGAACTCCTCTAGCACGTCCAAGGCTGCTATGGCTCGCCTGGTTTCCTCGTCCATGTCCTGCAATGGTTTCAGAGATCCATCCTCCCTGTAGGCCTGGGCGATGTCGCACAGTGCAATACACTTCAACTCTTCGAGCACACGGTCGGCGTCGATCCTGAGCCTTTCAGCTCGTTCATCCATTAGCTTTTGGCAATACTCTCGGATTTCAGGTTTTTTCAGGAGATCATGCGCTTGGCTACCGGCAGTAGCTTCACTGTAGCCTGCTTCTTTTGCAGCCCTGGTTGCGTTGAGACACTTGACGTATACCTTGCAGAACAGCTCCTGCTGCTCAGTCATGCCCTTCTTGCGTCCAGTCTTCTTCGTTACTTTCTTTTTTGCTGCCATAATGCTGTGTCGTCTTGATTGCAGTATGCCACAGTTGTCAATCCTCCTCGGAGTCC